TCTTGATTTCCTGTCAGCCAAAAAGACTGGCCCGTAACACTTCGATTTGCGCCCTGGTGCGCTAGATCTGTCAACGGTGACGACGACGAAAAAGAAGGGCCGTGCGCGCTCCGCACTCGGCCGCCCGCCGCTGCCACCCGAGGAGCGCGCGACGCGACGGATCACAGTCCGCCTCTACGCAGACGACGATGCGCTGCTAGCGCAGCTCTGCGAGCAGCTCGAGGCGACCGAGGGCGAGGTCATCCGGCGCGCCCTGCAGCAGCTTGCCCGCCGTCTGCGCGTCTCACGCTGAACCAGCGTTGAAGGCGATCCCGATGCGTGTCAGCTTAGTTTTTGTCTGACGCGAACACGCCCCCGCGTCGCATTTCGGTCAGACAAAAACTGTGTGTCGAGGGAGGGTCATGTCCCATGTTCGATGAAGATTCAGCGAGCGCTTGGATGCGCAGCGCGCGCGAACTCGCACGCGACACCCGCACGGGGCGCGTCCTGGCGGCCGAGCTTGCTGAGCGCTGCGCACTCGCGTTCGGGGTCGCCGGCGAGGGGGGCCCGCTCAGCAACCCTGCGCACTGGCTACACCGCGTTGCGCGCAGCGTAGCTGACGACGTCACGCTGTCGCCCGCGCTGCGCACGCTGCCCGGCAGCGAGCTGGTAGTCATCCGGCTGCGTAACCACGGGCGCACGTACTGGATGGTATCCAACGGCGAGACCACGCGGACGTACGCGCCACACATCGCGCAGCGCGATGCGATCGCGCGCTTTGAAGACGACGCCGGCATCAAGCATGCGCGCGTGATCGTGCACCGCGAGCATCACAAGCCTGAGGACGCAGCAGCGCTGGTCGCGATGCTGATCGGGGGCTGCTGATGGCCGTGGCCAAGAAAAACAAGCGCGGCCGGCCGTTGCTGCCCAAGGATAAGCGCACTGCGCGCCGTGTCGTCGCGCGCCTGTACCCCAAAGACGACGCACTGCTGCGCGAGCTCTGCGACGCGCTGGACGTCAGCGAGGCCGAGGTCATCCGTCGCGCGCTGCACGCGCTGGCAGACGGGCGAGGCAAGCGGCCCAACAAACGCGGCTGATCCGTAGTCAAAAGAGCCCAATGCTCACCACCTCTTGCGATTTTATGTCTGACAACAAATGCAGCTCGAGTACGCTGAGCCTCAGCCCGGCCAACTGCTGGGCAGCCAGCCGGGATGCACCGGATCGGGCAGCAGCAAGGAGTACCCCCGCCATGAAAAAGTCGAACGCCGCCACCAAGCTTTCCCCCAAGTCGGCACCGGCACGCGCCAAGACGCTGACGCGCGGCGCCGCGGCGCAAAAGCGTGCAGCCGAGGAGGCGCAGCGCGTCGAGGCGCAGCGCGCCAAGTGGCGCGAGGCGTACTACGCACGCACGGACCGCACCGTCCGCAAGGGCAAGCGCGGTGCGCCGGTGGTGGCAACGCCGGTGGCGTCGACACCTGCACCAGTCGCTGCGCCTACGCGTGCACCGGTGGTGGCGATCACCAAGTCGCAGTTGGTCTCGACGCTGGAGGTCCAGATCATCGCCGCGCGCGCCAGCGCCCCCACGGACAGCGCGATGCTGGCCGCACTGGAGACGTCGCTGCGCCTGGCCCGCTTGCTGGCTGACTGACTGACGACGGCTGCCCAACGCGCCGCGGGCGCGTCTGCGCGCGTCTGCGCTTGACCGCCACTGGGTCGAGCACAGACGCGGGCGGCAAGGGGCTGCTCGAGCCGAAAACGGAGAACGATCGTGAAGCGCTACCTAGACCACTTGTGGATCGGGCTTATGTACGTGCGCACCTGGCGCGATTTCTTTTGCGTTCTGCAGGGGCGCGCATGAGTCAGCCCACGCACAAGCGCGGCCGGACCGCTGGCCAAGCGCGCAGGATGGTTGCCCGCGTCACCCTGCGCCTCACCCCCGCTGACGCGCGCACGCTGTCGACGTTGACCACGCAGCTGGGCACTACTGAAAGCGCAGTGCTGCGCTTTGCGCTGCGTGCGTTCCACCTGGCTGAGGAGCAGCCATGATCGACAGCAAAGCAGCTATGCAAGCGCTGCGCGACGAGCTCGCGCGCCGCACGATCGAATGCTCGCCTGTCGGCGTGGACCAGGGCGGCTACTACGTCTCGATCATCGTCCCTGGCGGTGCTGAAATCGTCGTCAACCATGACGGCACCGGCTATGGCGCGAGCATCATCGGCCCCGATGGCGCCGGAGACTTCGTCGATAACGTGGCCGACTTGCTCGGCGACGACGCCGGCCTCGTCAAGCGCATCGCAGACGCTATCGACTACGCGTGTGCCGTATGAGCGCGCGCTTCAAAGTGGGCCACGTGCGGCAAACGTCCCTGGTCGCTGCAGGCGTGCCGCTGCTGCGCGTCGTCGAGGCACTGTGCGCGCACGTCACCGGCGACTGGGGCGTGCTCGACGACGACGACAAAGCAGCCAACGAGCGCGCGCTGCGCGACGGCGATCGCTTGCTCAGCTGCTACCCGATCGACCCGGCCAAGCCGTGCGTCGACGACAACCGGCTTTGGATCATCACCGAGGCGGACAGATCCTCTACGGTCGTCCTGCTCCCCGATGAATATTAGAGCCCTGACGATGGCACCGACCCGACTCGATCTGACAGGGCAGGCGTACGGCTTGCTCACTGCGCTTGCGCCGACCGACAAGCGACAAGACAACCTGGTCGTCTGGCGCTGTCAGTGCCGCTGCGGGAGCATCGCGTTGGTCAACACCAACCGTCTTCGAGTCGGTGCGGTGAAGTCTTGCGGTTGCCTCAACCGCCAGCCTGTAGGCGGTCGGCCGCGCGCAGTCTGCACAGTTCGCGGATGCGGCGTCTACGTGAAGGGCCACGGACTTTGCAGCAAGCACCTCGCTCGCCAGCAGACGCACGGCGCAACAGTCAAGCGCGTGCGCCCGGTCAAACTCTGCAGCGTGGCAGGGTGCGGCCGAGTCGCTCGCGCGAAAGCGCTGTGCAACATGCACCGCATACGCCTTAGGTTCCATGGCGACCCAGGCGAGGCAACGCCGCGGCGCGGCCTGGGCGGCACTGGAAGCATCAGTCCAGCGGGCTATCGATACCTCTACCGCCCGTCACACCCGAACGCAGCCAAGAACGGCAACGTGGCTGAGCACGTCGTCATCATGGCGCAAATGATCGGGCGCGCGCTTCGCAAGGGCGAGAGCGTTCATCATCGCAACGGCATTCGTGCCGACAACCGTCCAGAAAACTTGGAGCTGCGCACGACAGCAACGCATCCAGCAGGGCAGTCGGTCGCAGATATGCTCGAGTTTTGCCAACAATACATTGCTGAGTACGCGCCGCTGCGTGAGGCGCTGGGCATCGCGCCCCGCCCTTATGCAGGGAGGCTGCAGTCATGAGCCGCTTAGACGCATACCGCAGCGGCGACGAGCACGCGGACGTCATGCGCGACGCGCATCAGCTCGCGCGCGACATCCAAGGCCTCAACACTGCCAAGTCTGCTGCGGACTACACCATCGCCCTGCACGAGGCCATGAACAGCGCCACCGACTTGCTGCGCGCGTTGCGCAAGCTACGGCAGCACGTGCGCGACATCGACGACGACAAGCTCTGATCCACCGCGCGTCCAACGAAAAGGCGGCAGCCCTAGTCGCGAGACCGAGGCTGCCGCCTGCGTTCCCCGCCGGGTTTAGCTTTGGAGCGCCGGGATCGGGCTAGGCCCGTCTCCTGATGGCTGGTCGCCACCTATGCTTGCAACACCTCCGACGCGCTGACCACGGTACATCCCTACCCCGAGCTCGGCAATCTTGCTGTAGGGCACCTCGGGGACCGTCAGCTGCGCGCGTGCGGCGGGCTGCAGGAAGTAGACGTAGCGGAACATGTAGCCGGCCAGGGGCTTGCCGATGTTGGTGCTAGCGCGCCCGTTGGGCATCGTCGCCACGTTCTTGCTCAGCGCAAAGCGCGTCACGCGCCGGCCGTCCGCCAGCTCGAGGATCTGTTTGCTGCGCCGGATGGCGGTCAGCACGAAGCCAGCAGCGCGATAGATGGTGCCGTCCCCGCACTGCACGCCGTCTGCAAACGACAGCACCCACTTGAGGGCAGGGTACTGCTTGCGCAGGATGCGCATCGCCACTGCCAGGCACCGCGACTCGCCGTTGCGCGGCATCCAGTCGGCGAAAGCCAGGCGATTGAGCTCGATCATTTCCGACCAGGCGGTGCCGCGCACCAGGCCCAACACCTGACGTCGCATCATCGGAGGCCCAAACTGCAGCACGCCGCCGCAGCGGCCGTTGAGGAACGCGCCCAGGTGTACCTGACTGTTGGGCACCACCGTGTGGCTGTAGTGCCACTGCGCGATCAGCCGGTTCGCGTCCTTGCCAAGGATGGGCTTGAGGACGATGTCCTTAGCGCTGGCCACAGTACGCCTCGCAGATCAGCGCCAGCGCGTTGCCGTTGCTGTTGTCGTTGTCTGCGACGTCGCTCTTGCCGCTGTCCTTGGCCGCCTGCAGCGCCTCCTCCACGATCAGCTTTTGGCGGCGCGACAGCGTGAATGTGATCTGCGCGTGCTCAGGCTCGCCGTCCGGCAGCTCCGGAAACTCACCATCCTCTGCGCCGACCACGGACTTGCCCAGCGCATCCAGCTCCTCGGCCGACCAGCCTGCCATCTCCATGTCCTGCTGGTCGAGCTCGACGAGCTGCGCATGGAGCTCCGGCGCATCCCACTGCGCTTTCTCGCTCAGCCGGTTGTCCGCCAGCGCGAGCAGGTGCGCCTCACGCTCGCTGAGCACCATAAAGCGCGCAGGCACCTCGCGACGCGTGGCGATGCGTATCGCGTCTGCGTTCCAGCGCTCGTCGTCAGGGCCGTCCTGCCAAACCACGCGCTGCGTGGGCGACGCTTCCGCCCAGCGCTTGACGAGCACCCTGGCGGACTTCACGCGCGTATGACCCGCGATCAGCTCGCCGTCAGCTTGGCGCGCGAGGATCGGGTTGCCGAAGCCGAAGCGGATGACGGAACCTGCCACAGCGTCAACCACATGATCGTTCACGCGCGGGTTGCGGTCCCATGCGTGCAGTTGGTCCATCGGCACCCACGCTGCCGCGACCTCTGGTTCCGCTGCTGCTGCTGCGTTCGCTTGCTTGCCCATCGACACCTCCTTTACGCAACGCCCAGCGGCGGCCCTTCGATGCCGCGCCCGCAGTCGCGGATCGCACGCAGCAAGGTCGCGCCCGGATCGTGCTTCTTCGGCTCAAAGTTCAAGTGGCCCGCGCAGCCCTCGTAGATAGCCGCCTGGCGCGCGCTGAGGACGCCGGTGTAAACGTCAGCGCCTTGCTCCGGCACGCGCATAGGCAGCCCGTACGCGCCGCACAGCGCCTCGTTGAGGGCGACGCCTGCGAAGATCTGAGACAGCGTCAGGTCGTCGTACGCCACTCTGGTGCCGTGCAGCACGTCGAAGCGCCGCTTTCGGATGATGCCGTTGTTGGGGGCACCGAAGTTGCTGCCGCGGCAGATGAACTCGATGCCCACCGAGTACGCGTTGGCGCCGTAGCCGCGGCAGTGCGCGCCGTACGCCTCCGCGTCCATGAACTGCCACAGCTCGCCGGTGACGTCGCAGGCAAAGTGCACGGACAACCGCGACCGGCGCATGTTCTCGAACAGCTTGGCGGGCGGGTTCTCCGCGCCGGTCCAGTGGTTGATCACCACGCGGCACTTGGACGTGCGGGCGAGCGCTGTGAAGTGCATGCCCGTCTTGTCGAAGCCGTGCACCACTGCGCGCACGGGGACAGACTTGCCGCGGACGACGATGTAGCCGAGCGTCATCAGCTCTGCACCTTGCTGCGCGGTCGCGCCGGGTTTGTGGCGACATCACCATCGTCCACGAACGTGGTGCCCTCGCTCGGCACAGCTGGCGCGCGTGGGATGTTCGCGGGCGGCTCGCTCACCACCTGCAGCACCGTGCCGGGCGCGAAGCTCAGCGATCCACCTGGTGGCAGGCTCGGCGTCTGCAGGCTGGGGCGCAGCTGCGCGTAGGTGGAGTTGATCACCGCGTACTGCTGATCGGTCGGCAGCGAGCCGAACGCCTTGGGGGCGAGCTTCGCGGCAGTCCGTACCGCGAGCTCCTGCTTCTGCTGGCCCTGGCCCGCACGCAGCGAGATGAAGGCCGCGCGCACGCCGTGCTCTGCCACGGTCTTGATCTGCGCGAGCTGACGGTCAGTCAGCTTGATGTCGAATAGGTCGCCGAGCTTGAGCGCGATCTTCGTAGCGACCACGCCGACTACGGCGGTGACGATGGTCAGCAGCGCGGTCTGCAGGTAGCCGAGGAGTACCGCGGTCATGGGGTCACTCCGATGTTGAGTTTGGCAGCGCGCAGCGTCTTGATGCCGGCTGGCAAGTCCGCCTCTGCCGTGAGCGCCGGCAGCGTCACGCCGCGAACCGTCTTGCCCGCGAATCTCTCGAAGCGTTGCGGCACCTCGATCGCCACCGTGTCGCCGTCCATGTCGCCCGCGTCGACCGTCTCCGTCGTCCAGCCGGGCGTAGGCAGCGGGTCACCTTGTTCGTCGAGCTCGACAGCGTCGGGCGGCTCCCACTTCACCGGACCCACCGTCACACCGCGCGCGGGTAGGCTGTCCTGCTGGCGTAGGGCGCGGCGGATGGCGCGGGCTTGGGCCTTGGTGACGACTAGGAACGAGCTCACGGCGTGCACTCGTTGTTGGCTTGCTCAGCTGCAGTGCAGGTGCAGTCGCCGTTGAGCTTGTCCTGAGCAGTGCATACGTTCTCTAGCGTGCACCATCCGAACATCCGAAAATCTACGGGACAGGCCCTGTCCGCCCACTCCAGCCGGTACGCGTAAGGCGCATTCGGCTTGGTCGTCATGTTCGCAAGCCCAGGGGTGTAGACGTCCGCTCCGTTTACGTTGACCGGCTGCTCCCACAGCCAATCATAGTAAGAGTCCTGCGGAAAGACTTCGAGCCAGCACAGTTCCGCGTCGTTGGGGAGCGGGTACACGGGCTGGAACATGTGCGCCGTTCCGCACTGCGGCACGCCCTGGCAGATGTACGGCACTCCGTACGCATCCATGATGGTGGACCAGCCTATGACTTCCACGCAGAGCCCGATGATGAACCACATTTTCAGACTCCTACGCTGCTTGCTTGTTGTATCGACCGAGAAGGTAGGACTGGACGCGCGCATCCTCTGCGGCCGTCAACACGCGATTGAACATCAGGGTATCCGCCCATCGACCTTTGAACGGAACAGCTCGATTGCCGCGCGTGCCGAGTACGAATGTGAACACCGGAGCCCCTGGCGCCGTGGCTCCGGACAGCGTGGCGTTTACCGCAGTGGCCCCGATTCGCTGCTCTAGAGCCGTGCCGGACAAGCGCGTGCGAGTGGCGTAGCCAGTGCTGTTGATGAGCCCAGTCGGCGCTGCAAAACCAAGCAACGTCGAGCCGTTCCACACAGCACATTGATTGATGCTCCCGGCTCCAATCGTGATCTGGTGGCCGGTGCTGACCCCCGTGCCCGTGTTGATCGTGGCGCGCAGAATGCTTGTGTTCGTTGCGTCGGTCGGAACAAACACGTCGTACGCGGTGTGATCGCCGTGCATGAATGCCCACGCAGCCGCTGCAAGCGACGAGTCGTAATACTGCGTGCCCGTGAACGGCGCAGACAACGCGTTCAGAAGCGCCGCGTCCGTCGCAGGGTTCGCAACCTGGTTGCTGCTGGATGCCTGGCCGATCGTGTGTCCGGGGCGCGCTCGGTCCAGCCACGCCGTGACCTTGCTGGCGGCGGTATTGTACGCGTCTGCACGCGGCCAGCTGAACGGCAGCATCGACATGATGTCGCGGTCCGCGCCCGCCAACACCGGCGCCGCGATGCCGTAGCGCGCGGCGATGTACTCGCGCACGATCTGCCGCTCGTACTCGTGCAGCACGCGGGGGAAGATGAGCAGCTCGGCGAACTTGCCTTCGAAGTTCCATGCCTGATCGATGCCGCCCCCAAGGCGCAGCGTCTGACCATTCGAAGACGATGGCGCATTGCTTGTAGATGCCGACGCAATCGCCGTTTCTTTCCAGAAGGCCTGTGCCTCGATAGGCGCGTTCTCCTGGTGAAAGCAGTTGACGTAGGTTGCTGCGTTGAGCGGCAGTGCGCCCGTGTCCGTGAGCTGATAGCTGAACGCACTTCCGTTGTAGTTGTTGACGGTGGCGTTCGTGACTGGCGTCTGCGCCTGCGTGATATAGAAGCCGGGCCCGCTCGCCCCAATGTTCGTGACGATGCGCGGGGCCGTTCCAACACCCACGCCCGTGCGCGCCACGACAAGGAAGACTTCGCACCCCGTCCCATCGTGCAGAAACTTCCACGCACTCGCCGCAAGGTTGCTGTCCAGCCACTGCGTGCCCGTGAACGCGATCGACTGCGCCCCACCGAACAGCGCATCACTCGCAGGCGCCGCCAACGTGCCCGCAGACACCACCAGCGCATCCGCACCGCGCCGGTTGCGGATGGTGGCGACGTTGCCGCTGCTGAGCGTGACGGTGTCGGCACGGAACTGGTAAGAGGGGGCGCCGCCGGGCAGGGATATGACAGCACGCTCTGCGCGCTGCGCAGCGGTAGTCGACCACGCCACAGCAACGTTGCTGCCGCGAGCCCCGCCGACGCGCCGCGCCCAGTTCATGCCGCGCCGTACCATCAGTTGCCCGACCCGAGAGCCGTCTCCGTCTCACGGGCCCACAGCACGCCATTGGTGCCGGTGCCGATGAAGCCCACGAAAGCGTCGGTCTCCGTGAAGTCGAACTCCACGTACTGCCCATCAGGCAGTGGCTCACCTGTGCCGGTGTTCGTGCCGGTGAGCGCGAACGCGCTGATCGTCTGTCGCTGCGCGGGCACGATGACGATGTCGTTGGCAGCAGCCGTCATCAGATAGAACGTGTCGCCCACGGCGCGGAAGCGAACCTTTTTGCCCTTCCACGAAGTAGGCGCGGCGAACACTTGCGTCGCTGCTGAGCCAGCAAGCGCGTAGCACTCGCTGCGGCGCGGCGGGCGGATGGTGAAGCTCTCGATCTCATCCTTGGATGCCATTGGGACCTGCCCCTTTAGTCTCGGCCGATCGGCGAGATCTCGTTGAAGAAGACTGTGATTTCGCTGAGGATGGCTGCCGTCGCGTCGTCACTGCCGCACGTGCAGCGAAACACGTACTGGTTGAGGTTGCTGACCGGCTCGCTCAAGCCGGGGACAGTAATCGTCCCCGCGCCGAGTCCGCCTGCGCGCGTGCCCCCGGCGATCATGCCGCCGAACGAGCCGATCTTGTAGAGTTCGACCGTGAAGTCAGTGGCGTTGGGGTCGCTCTTGAACGAGAAGGCCGTGATGATGTCGCCGGTGCCGAAGAACGTAACCGGAACCCAGATCACGCCCGCATTGAACGAGGGCGAGCCAGAGCCCTTCATCTCCCACTGCTGGTTGTAGCGATGCGAGCCGCCACCGGCGTTATCCGGCACGCCCGCAGCGAGGTTCACGACGCGCTGCCGCGCTAGCGGCGCGGACCACAGCAGACTGTCTGCGACGTCGATCGTGTGGGCGCCGTCGTCGGCTTGCAGCGCAATCTTCTTGGTGAAGGTGTGGTTGCCTGTCCAGGCGTACGCCTTGTTCAGGAACTCGCTCTCGTTGTGCAGGTTGTTCAAGTACGCGTGCCACAGCCCAGCGCCGCGGTGCAGCCAGTTGAACCACTTGCTGGGGGCCTTTTTGCCCGCGACAAAGCCGCTGGCCTTGCGCGTGCTGCCCGGGTCTGCTGTCACGCCGACGTCTGACGCCCACTGGTATGTGTCTGCTGGTTTGGCCATGGGCTTATTCCCGTCCCTCTACACCGATGAAAGTGCCGCCGTCGTCGAGCTCGTCGTCGTCGATTGCGAAGCCGCGATCCGTGTCGTCTTCCTCGACGTCTCCGCTGGCGAACTCGAACGCGTACGGCGAGAACTGAAAGTAGATCATGAAGCTGACGCCGCCGCTGGTCGCTGCCTCGAGCGCGTCGCCGATCGCCTTGGCGACCACGTCAGGCGGCGCCTCGCTGGCGTCGTCCCAGGGAAACACGAGCGTCGTGCCGACGATGTCGAGGTTGTAGTGCGCCGGGATGCCTGCCTCGCGCGCCAGTAGGACGGTCGGCGTGTTGCCGATCAGCGCGCGCACGATGGCGTAGATGTCTGCGGGGAGGCCCTTGCTGGTGTTGATCAGAATGCGCGCTTTGACGTAGGCGCGGTACGGAATGTCCGTGCGCCCCATACGCGGCTCACCGACCAGGTCGCCGAGGATCGTCAGCTGGGCGCCGATCGCAGTGTCGACGTCAAAAGCGTCGCGCACCTGCAGCGCAGCGACCTCGAGATCCTGCAGCGGCTGGACGTGCGCGCGCACCAGCGCATGCACGCTCGCTGAGTCTGCAAACTGCACCAGCAGCTTGGCCGCAGCGTCGCTCGCGTGGTCCGGCTGGTAGACGAGACCAGGCTCGGTCATGCGCCCTCCACCGTGACCACGACAATGTTCGGGAGCTGAAAGCCGCGCGCGCCCAGCGTGCCCAGGTACTGGCGCGGCGTCAGCGTGTGGTCCGCGGCTGTCCACGTGACTGCGTCCGGGCTGAGCTCGACTGCCGTGATGCTCAGCACGCCCGGCACGCTGCGCGCTGCAGCAGCGATTACGTCGCGATAGACGCGCGCGCCCAGCGCGTAGCCGCCTGCGATCACATTGCCGTTGCCCATGTTCAGCGACGTCAGACCGGCTGTGAAGTCGTGCACGGTCGCCTTGATTGCGTCGTCGCCCGGGTAGGTGGACGGGTCGATCACCGCGATGACGCGTGCGTGCAGGTCCACGCCGGACGCCGTGGAGAAGCCGACCTGTTGCGTGTGGCCCTCCTCGTCCGTGACGTCGAGCAGCTGGTCGACGCCCCACGCCTCGATGCCGGCAGGCAGGTTTGCCCAGATCGTGTCTGCGATCGGCTGCAGCGCCTCCGGGCTGTCGTCGTAGACCAGCACCAGCGCCTCGATCGACTTGGCTGGCCGGCCGCCGCTGTCGACAGACATCGAGCGGTTGCTGTACACGCGCACGGACTGCACGTTTTCCAGCTTGCTCAGCGCTGCCTTGAGAGCAGGCACCGTGCTCGTGCCCTCGTCTGCGATCTCTTCCAACCGCCGCACGCGCGCGAGCGGGTCAGCCTCGATGGTAGTGCCGACTGACACCTCATCGAAGCTCGTCACGTCTGGCCCCAGCGTGCCGCCTGCGACGCGCACCGGGCCGACCGTGTCGCACGCAAAGACGCCGGTGCCCGTGCCGCCTGCGATCACCAGCGTGTCGCGGTTGCTGAAGTGCACGTCTTGTCCGTCGACGGTCAGGTCGACAGCGCCGGGCGCATAGCTGCCGTCGCTGCCGGTGAGCGTGACGCTGAGCAGCGTGGCCGTCGCAGGCTTGCGCTTGGAGTTGCTGTACGCCATCACGCGGTCGAGGCCGATGCCGGATGCGTAGGGGCTCAGCGAGGCGTAGACAGCCTCGAGAACCTCCCAGAGCTCGGCGTGCTTGGCGCCGACGATGGTCGCTAGGCCACCGGTCACGCTGTCGGGCGAGTCGTCGTACTCCGTATCGACGGTGCTGCGCGCCTCGGCGATGATCTCCCCGACGCACTGCGCCTGCAGCTTGCGCACAAACCCGGTCTCTTCAACGCCCGCCATCACAGCACCTCGTCAATGACGACGTCGAGCGGGACGCCGGTGATATCGAGCGCCTGCACGGTGCCGCGCATCTTGCGCGTACGCGGGTCGATCGTGAGCTGCATGGACTGCACGCTGACGACGCCGGGCACGCTCAGGATGCGGCGGCGAATCTCAGCGCGTCGCGTCAGGTCGCGGCTCTTGCCGAGGATCTTGCCGAAGTAGTCCGTGCCGGCGTTCTGGTCGTAGTCCCACTCGCCCTGGATGTGGTGCATGGCGATGTCAATGCGCTGCCGGCGCGCCTCAGGGCCGCGCACCATGACCAGCCGCCCGTGCTCGAACACCAACTCGCGCGTGGGGCCTGCGATCGCGAAGTCGCTCATGTGGCCTTCACTTTCACCGCAGCGACGTTGCCCACGGGGGCAGCCAATACGCCGTTGACGCTAGACGTAGCCGTGTTGAGCGCTGATATCGTCACCATGTGCGTGTGCCCGGTGATCGCAGCCGCAATCGCGGAACGAACGAGCTCAGCGAGCGCCACGAAGCCCCCGCCGGCGGAGCCGCCGAGCTCGACGGTGCCATCCGGCTTGATGCGCACGGAGCCGCTCGCGTTGCCGAGCACCAGATCGGTGGTCGAGACGTCCGTCAGCTTCTCGCTGTCCGGGAACCACCCTGGCAGGCACACGCAGCCGTTGAGCCCGTGCGGGTCGTTCAGGCCGGGAGGCGAGGGCGCCTGCCCGCGCACGCGCCAGGGCCCTGTCGACTGCTCAGCAGCCAGCACCAGCACCCAGTCGCCAACGTCGATGGGGAAGGTGATCGCGAAACCACCGGCCCGGGGCCACATCACCGGCAGCCCGCACAGGTCCGGCATGCGCTCGTAGTCGTAGGGCGCCCCGTGCGCGTCTGAGCCGGTCTCGCGCTGCAGCGCAGGGCGCACGTCCAGCTGCTGCTTTGCAGCGTCGTAGCGCAGCACGCGCGCCGGGAAACTGGTGTGCAGCGTGGACCGGAAGTCCGCCAGCACGCGGTCGATCGCCTGCCGCAGGGAAGGGTCTGGGTTCATGGCGTCGCCCCTGTGTTGGCGGCCGCCGCGGCGCGCGCTTTGGCTGCCTTCTGCGCGGCGACCAGGCGCGGGTCGATGGCGCTGATCTCCGCGTTCCAGTCGTCGCCGTGCGTGTCGCCCACGTAGCGCGTCTTGGCGACCCGGTAGACAGACGACAGCTCGAGGTCGAGCAGGTTTTCGCGCCGCGCAGCGTGCTCACGCGTGAACTGCACCGGGTAGCCGGGGCTGACGCCCGGCACGATGCGCACGCGCGCTGTGACCACGCCCTTGGCGTCGATCTCCGGCGAGCCCTCCAGCCCCGTCTCGCTGCTCAGCACGGTGGCCTCGGTGGCCAGCGCTGCGCCGGCCGGTAGCACCAGCATCTCGCCGTCCTGCACGGACCACTCTTGGTCCTGCGTAGCGAGGATCTTGTCCATCTGCTCGGAGGCGCTGCCGATGCCGGAAAAGCCCATCTTGAAGACGTCGCCCACGGACTTTCCGTCCTTGAGCGCCTGCCACAGGTTGCCGGCGCCCACCTGCAGCTCGCCGAACACGTCCTTGACGACGCGGTCGACGGACACGCCTGGCCGTGTGCTGGTCGTGCGCTTGGCGCTGCGCAGTGCATGATCGCCGTCGCCTGCGCGCAGGATGGTCGCCCAGGAGCCGTCACGCTCCGCGCGGCTGAACGCAGCGCGCATCTGGCCCGCGAACAGCACGATTAGCCCCGTGTCGCGGTAGCCGGCCTCGACCACCACCGGCACGCTCTTGTGCGACTCCATGCGCGCGCGGCTCTTGCGCGACAGGTTGTAGATTGCCAGCTCGCACGTGTTCGGGTTCTTGCTCAGGTCCTTGCTGATCGTGAAGCCCACGCGCAGGCCTTCGACAGCAAAGCCCCCGACAGTCACGCGGCAGCGTCGATCGCGCAGGCGCCCGTGCACGGTCATGACGTCGGCTCCAGGTAGAAGACCTTGCAGGCGCTGCCGAACGTCGTCAGCGTAGGCTCGTCCAGCCCCCCTGACGTGTTCGCGACGACCAGCGGGTAGGGCGGCCGGTCCAGCGACTTGGGCACCCAGGCCAGCAAGTCGGCGTTGAGCACCACCGGGACGCCGGACACCATGCGTGCGCCGGATGCCTTGAACATGCTGAACGACCAGAAGTTTCCGCGCGTGTTCCAGAGCCACTCGAGCGTGTACGTCGAGCCGCTGAGCGCGCAGCGCACGCGCACGAAAGGCGCCCCGTCTGTCGGCGTTGGGACCACGCGGCTCATGGCGACAGCGCCCCCCAGATGCCGTAAAGCCAGGACTCACTCTGCTGGTCAGCCTCCGGCGCTTCCTTCTTGCCAGCGTCCTGCAGCTCCTCGCTCGACTTGGCTGCCGGCTTTTTCTTCTTGAGCAGATGCGAGACGTCGCGGCGCACCAGCTCCGCGTACGACACCTGGCGCAGCGTCAGGCTGATCGTCACGCCGGAGCCCGACGTCGACGTGCGCTCAGGCTCGATGAGCTTGATCAGCATGCGGTCGAAGTCGCCGAGCAAGTCTGTCGAGACGGTGAACTCGCGCGCCTGGTTCATGCTGTCGACCAGCAGCTGCAGGACGTTCTGCACGCGCTGGATGCGCTCGCCAGCCTCGGACCACGTGCGCACCTGCGCGATCGTAGTCACCTCGCGCTCAAGCGGGAAGCCCGCGATGCTGGTCGGCACCAGCGCGGGCGGCGCCGGGATGATCGGCTGGCGCACGCGAATCGCGCGCTCGGTGGCCGGGATAGCCCCGTCCATCTGCGTCAGCCCCAGACGCGCCGGGCTGTTGGTGACGATCCCGTTGATGCGCAGCGGCACGGGCATCGGGCGAACGTGGTCGGTCAGGTCCGCGCCGAGCTCGATCGGGTAGTCCGTGATTGCCACCTCGTACCGGGGCGACTCGAGCGTCACTGCGTCGAACTCGATGAGTCCGCTCAGCGCGTCGCCATCCCAGCGCAAGACGGTGCGTGCCATCAGGGCACCCCGCCTGCGCCGCTCATGATGTGCGCCTCGTCGGCCACGCTGTTGCTCTCGAAGCCGGCCGGGGTGCGCGTCGTGCCCAGCAAGTTGCGGCGCTCCTCGATCAGCAGCTGCCGCGTCGCCTCCTTCATCTCGCGCACCGTCTGGCTGTCTGCGTTGCCTGCGATGTTGACGGTCATGTTGACGGCGCCGTCGAACCCGAACTGCTGGCGCGGCTGCTGCTGCAGGTATGGCGAGACCGTCTGGTTGAGCTGGCGCTTCCAGGCAGGCTCGACCAGCAAGTCGTAGAACAGGCCGCCGTTTGCAGCTTCATCTACGTCGCGCGCCGTCTGCCGCCCAGATTCAGCAGCGCGCTTGACGCTGAGGTAGCGGTTGCGCCGTTCGTTGAACGCCTTGGCGTCGTGGTCCTCGCCGATCATCGCCGAGAAGAAATCCATGATGCCGGTGCCCGTCTCCTCCGTGATGCCGCGCTGCTGCTTTTGCTTGTCGGTCAGGCCCATCTCGAACATGACGTCGCCGAGCTTGCTGGGCAGCGCTGCCAGGCGGTCCCAGTTCTTGTCGCCGATCAGCATGTCCATAAACGTGCCGATCGCCGTCTTGGCTTTCGGGTCCATGAACGCTGTGAGCAGGTCATTGACGGCGACGGTGATCAGCGCAAGCCCCAGCGCGAAGCCGAGCAGCGGCAGGTTCGCAACGAGGAAGCGCGTGCCCATCGCAGCCAGCAGGCCGCCCAGCACCGCGAACGCAGAAGAGACCTTGTTGGTGTCCGTCGCCCACTCGCCCAGCACGCCCAGACCGCGCGTCAACAGGCGCACGAAGTCCGTCGCGTGCGGCAACAGCTTCTGCCCGAGCGTCGTCGCGCCGTCGCGCCACGCAGCACCCAGGCGCAGCATGCTGCCCGCGTAGCTGTCCGACTCCTTGGCCGCAGCGCCGACCTTGTCGCGCGTGTCGGCGAGGATCTTGGCGTAGATGAGCTCGGCTTTCTCGCGCACGTTCATCGACTTGACGCTCTTGGCGATGCCCTGCGTGCGCGCAAACTCCTCGAGCGCCAGCGCCTTGATGTTGATGCCCAGGCGCTCGACAGCCTCGCTCGAGCCCGTCATGCCGGAGAAGAGGCGCCCCATCGTCTCCTCGGGCTTTTCGTTGTTGATCGCCGCCAGGTCCTCAGCCAGGCCGGTCAACGTGGTGGACATCTCGGCCGCCTTCTTGCGGTCAAAGTCCATCGTCGGCACCAGCATCGAGCCGAACGTGCCGGCCATCTCGCGCAGCAGGTACTTGCTCTCGCCGGTTGCGTCTGCCGTCGCGTCTGCCCAGTCGAGCACGCTCTGCGTGTTGTCCTCGAAGTTCAGGCGCAGCTTGCTCATCGTCTGCTCAGCGTCGCTGGCGTAGTTCGCAAGGCCTTTGAGACCCGCGAACACGCCCCCGAACGTCAACACGGTGCCGACCGTCTCGAGCGCGCCTTTGAGGCCCGCGATGCGCTTTTCAGCTGCGTCGGCACCCTTCGTGTCGAAGTCGATGCCCAGGCTGGTCAGCAGCTCGCGGATGATCACCGGCTACCCCCGGCCGCTGCGCGCGTAGAGCGCCTCCATGCGGGCGCGCTCGCGCTCTGCAGCGGCGAGGTCATGTTGGTGGAAGAGGTCGAGGAATTCGTGTGCATCTAGCAAGTCCTTGAGCGACCACTCCGTCTGGATTGTGTGCAGCGAGTCTGGATACTTTCCGCTGGTCGCTACGCGGTGAAATTCCCACTGCTCGGCGAGGTGCTCGGGGATGCGCCAACGGGTGTCGTCGCGCTCGCCTTCGCCGTCGTCTTCTGCGGGAGCAGCTTCCTGGCCTCGGCGAAGGC